CACTCTTCGGAAGTTCCCATGGATTTACCTTTGTGTTATATTTACCAGCGCCATGATCATCTGCAGTAACTCTAGACTTTGCTTCTATAACCGACAATGATCCTGGTGCTTGCTTCTTCTCTGATTTTGCTTGAGATAGGATACTCTTTTGTGCGTCTTTCTGTATATCGGCTAAAGTCCTACCACCACCACTTCCTCCTCTCTGACCAAAACGATATGATCCTGCTGTATTAGGATCATACTTAGTTGGATCCCAATCAGGATCGTAACCACTGTCATCAAAGCTTGGGATATTTGCTGGTCCTACTTGCATCTTTTTAGCCTGAGATAGGAGTCCTAAGGCTTTCATCTCTGGTCTGGTTATATAAGCCAAATGAGTATCAGAACTTGTAGGCTTACGGCCCCTGAATTTTCGAGGGACTGTTATCCAGTCGCTACCTAAATCACTTGTACCATATTTTTTAGCCATACCCTATCTCCTGATTCCTCTTGACGAATAGTCCACATAAGCTCCTTGCAGAGTTATAGGCTTATCGTATGTAGAGCTATTTGCAATAATTAATCCCATATTCATTCCTATTCCATTTATCTTTATTCTCTCTGATGCTACTACGGTAACCCCAGTACTGCTATTACTTATATCATCCTGATTCCAAGCATCTGCAGTCACATCAACAGAGTAAGAGCTGGATACTGGAGAAGTCTTGGGACTATAGGTTCCTCCAAAATCGTAATCTGGAGTAACAGTTAATGTAGTTGAGGTATCTGCATTAATTTCTAGATTTAATTCTCTGAATCTTTTTCTCTTTCCTGGTGAATCATAATGGTAGTATGCCGTTCTAATAAAAGAATCTACTACACTACCGTCAAAGTTATTACCAGAATCTAACCTCCTAACATAGCCGTCATCAAAACCACCATATAAACCCTCAAAACCATTCTCATCTTCTACTGATGCTAAGCATACTACCTGATCTGCCAGAGTAAACGGCATTATACCTTGATTCTTCTTATTAATAAATGTCATGGCAATACCAGTCTTATCATTAAAGAATAGCCTGTATTGATTCTTTCCCCTGACCTTCATTGATCCTACTGTATTTTGTTTCTGGGATTGTATATAAGGATCTATCTTATCAGATGCTACAGCTGATTGGAAGTCACCGAAGTACTGCACCGTAAAAAGAGATGTAAGCCCTCTATCATCTAGGAAGAATGTCTGATCCATCTTCTGTAGTGTATATGCTATAGCGCCTGCACCCGCGTGGAATTGTCTTAAATCCCAATCTGCAGTAGAAGTACCATATAGCATATACGCATTATTTCTAGTGAATATAGACATCACATTGTTAACTTCTGTGGAGAAACCGCTAACAGTATCTCCTACATTAAGTTCAGCTGCTCCAGTTACTACACTCCATTGATTTGGGTATGCTATACTTGAATGCTGTATAGATCCATTTGGATAAGAGAAAAATAAATGTAGCTGATGTGCTGCCACATGCTCAGGAGTGTCAGTTTCCATCCCCGTTCTTATCTTTATGAATGTAGTTCCATCATAAGAGAACCCATTATCTACAGTATTAACCCCATACATAGTTATTCCAGAGGCTTCTCCTCTAAAATTATACGTAACAAACTCATACAAACCACCTGGGTTTAGTGTTTGTCCATACTGAGTTCCGTCTGCTTTGGCTACAGTAACAGCTGTAGGTTCTGCAGCCCCGTTAACTAAAGCATGCTGAACCCCATTAATATTTATAGGTTCGCTGTTAGTCCAAGTACCGCTATTATTTTTTACTGAAATATAACCAGCAGCATCACTACCGGCGTAAGCTCCGCTTGTTATTGTTATGCTTGTAACCTCTGCAGTCTTTCCAGAAGTACCACCAACAAGAGAATCCCCTTCACTAATTTCCACTGAACCAGTATCAAACGCCAGTAATGGCATCGTTAGATTTTCATTGTCAACGAATGTTCCAGTTACATTAGTAAGTACCATTGTTCCTGCTGCACCTGTCTCCCATAAACCATAGTAAGATATACCAGCTAAGTCCCCCTGCGCCCCACCAGCGCCAACTATAGTTGTAGGCGTACCAGTATCTCCAGGAACGGGCTCTCCATCAATAGTAGTGCCATCAAAATTAAGGGCGGTTCCTAAGTCTACTTCTTCCCACCCTGTAGAGGTGCTCTTGTACATTCCAGCTGTTGCAGCACCAGATTTATTTCTAAATGCATAAACGTTTGCGCCATATTGCCAAACACCCAATACACTACCCTCACCAGGAACAACGCTTATGTTTGCTCGTTGATCTTCTTGGGCTGTCTGAAGCTCAGTAACTAATGAAGAATCTACAGTAGCATCCCTTAATACAGGAGGACCATAAGAAAGGCACGTAGCAAGAACGCCCATTAACCAACCCTAAAGACTGACAACTGACCGTAGTGCATCTGGAAATTTTCAGACCCCGAATCTCCATGTTTTACTTGTGCTAACACATCCGTATAAGTAGTGTGCCCCGTAGTGTCAATTATGCCAGAAGCAGATACCATATTATCTAAAGTTGCCGCTACTCTTTGGACAGCCGCATCATATCCGGGATAAGTTGCACCAGCACCATCTATATCGTGAGCAATTCTAAATGTCCATATAACGGTGTCCGTACCTGTCTGTGCAAAGCTTATACCAAGATTTACCATGAAGAATCCTTTATCATATATCCTAATCCTATCATTAGCGAAATCAGCATCTGTTCCTACAGTTGTTGAAGACACTGTTCCAGTATCATCCTCTGCATCGGCCCCCGTACTTCCTGCATTCCAATCTATAGTCACAGTTGAAGCGGTTGCTATTGCCTGACTGGCTGGTGTTCCTGCCTTAGCACATATAGTCGCATAACCACCTATGCTAGATTCTACATATTGCCTGACCATCTGAGCAGTAATAGCACCAGTAGTATTATTAGCAAAACTGGTGCCAGTCAGAACTGATCTTTCTTTTCTTAACGCTGTTGGTGTTCCCATTATCCGTACTCCACATTAAATGCGCTTCCAAACGCGCTATCTTTATTTAGAAAAAGCATAGTTTCTCCATCCTCCAGTGTTCCTGTTACAACAATAAAGTATACATACCCTTCTGCATCTGAATTAGAAAATGATCCAGCTTCATCATCCCCGGTTACATCTTCTATACTCACCTGCAATATTGAACCTATAGCTCCACTCGTCTCACCTTTTACCAAATCTCCAGTAGATGGAATTTGCATATCAAATGCAGTGCTAAAGGCGCTGTCAAATACAGAGTCCCTAGCAGTACCAATAGTAAAAGGAATCCTATAATAAGCAATATCAGATGGAAGAGTTTGACCGTCAAATCTTTCATACCCGTCTACTCTTCTATACCTTCCGCGAATATCAATCTCAAAATTTTTAGCTGCTACTAATTCTCCAGGCTTTAAAGCCAAGGAGGGGTCCACCATATTTACGCCGCCTTCAAATGGAAAATATGTAGACTCCAGCCTACTTGGTGTAATCTGCCTATTAGCCAGCTTGCTCATTCCGTTCTTACCACAAAATTATCTAGGTTCTGAGCAGAAGAGAATCTTCTATTTTTCTGTCTAGGTAATTGATCAGCTTCAAGTTTGTCTAATAGATCCTCAAACTCTGCTAATGCTCCGGCCATTATCTCAGGGGCATCTTCATTCTCTGCATAGTACATCTTAGCTCTTGCTATGATTATCTTATGGAACCGTGGAGGAATAGCAGATATATCTCCATCAGCAGCTAAGGCAGTAGGAGTAGCCCAATACTCAGTACTTATACTTGATGTTGCGCTAGGCGTTGGATATAAGTCTATGCTACTATCTGGCTTCAGAGAATAAACCTCTGGTAGATCCTCATCAATGGTTCCGTACTTGTACATATCTCTATACTCATTCCACCTCATGTACTCTAATATAATATAATCTTCTGATGTTTTATCATACACAAAAGAATCTAACTTCCAATTACCTAAGTCAGTTGGAAAGCCAGTATCTCCAGATACCAATGTAGATGTAGCTGTAGTAACTGTAATAGTTGCTTCGCTCCATAGAAAATCCCAATCAAACCACCTACTTTGTATGTCAAGATCTGCTTGTGCTACATACCTAACAATAGCATTTTCTTCTTCAGATAGACTTGTTGAGGTAACACTAGACGGACCAGTCCCTGGTATACCAACATCCCTAGCCATGTCTTGACATAAAACTAAATATGTGCTCATTTAAGATTTCCTAATATATCTGATACTATTGTTTCTGGTTTAATATTAGCAGCGCACATAGCACCACCAGTCTCCTCGTCTCTATTGCATGTTTGAAATCCGTAATGCATCTTATGACATGGATAACAAAATCCAGGATAGTAGTCTGGCTCCAATGTTGCAGTGTTGTTCCAATGCTTAGAAAGGTTTTCTTTTGAAGAATGGGAAAGCATAACTATTTTGCGGCAATCCAAAGTAGAAGCTGCGTTTAACACTCCAGTTTCTGGGCCTATAACTATATCGCATACATCTAAGAACGCTAATGTTTTTCGCATAGACCATTTACCAGACTTAGTTATTACTCTCTTTTCTTTCTCCCACCCTAATTCTAACAATTGACACAACTCATCGCCAACAGTAACAAAAGAAATATCATCCCTCTTTAATAAGATCCTTGATATAACCTGATCAGTCCAAGGATATACCTTATGAACAGATGATCCAGACAAAGACCACATTATTACATGCTTAGTCTTCATCCTCCTTCTTGTTTCTTTAGCCCACTTAATTTCTTTCTTGGTTGGAAAAAATTTAGGAGAAAATTTATACGGGACTTCAGCCCTGTCATGGGTTTCCTCCATATAATTTTTATTGCATTCCTTATGAACCTCTTCCTTACTTAATTCAAAAAATCTTGGATCGGCTGGTACTCTAACAGTCTCACCATTTAATTTTTCAAATCGAGGACCAATTATTAAAAGATTTCCTTCTATTGATTCAGATAACTGTACAAATTTATCAAAACACGGTGATACCTTTTCCCAATATTCAGTCAATCTATTGGCTGGTATCTGATCAGTCTTCTGCAAAAGAAGCTCATCTATATTAGGATCACTCTTAGATATATCTAATCCACGTTCAGTTACATTCAAACACACCCTATATCCCTGCTCTTTGAGCCTGGGAAATATAGAAGCTGTCTGAATCATATCTCCAAATCCGCCGTACCTAACAACACATGCAGTCTTGGCCACCCTTTTTCCCCCGAAATCATCCGGGATAAAATCTTCTATTTCCTTTTCAGGAACGTTTATTATATTCACTAATACTTAAAATTCCAAATTCCATGAACCAACCATATCTCCCTCAACGTTAACCATATTATTGGAACGTCTTTGTGATGACATAAATTCTTTTGTTCTTTCATCGGACATTTCTTCCATGCTGTAATAACCTCTACCAGCCGCAGTCTTATGACCATAGGCTTCTTTCGGAGAGGTTGGTTTCGTCCTTCCATACAAAAACGCATCAACTTCATTTATATACTTAGCCATAATTCCTCCAAGGAATGGGGGGCCGTAGCCCCCCGTCCTTACTTATTAATCAAAAGTAAATTTACCACGCGGTGTGGAAACTGACTTATGAACTACCCCTATAGGCATTTGGTTTGGCCCATGCGAATTCAACGCAAGAGAAGCTAAAGTCTCCTTGCTTACGTCTTCTTTCGAGGACAACCCATTTGCAGGGATTTTGCCACTTGCTGTATCAGCCATAATAGACCTCCTTAATACCAAAAGGTTTCAATATAATTGAAAGCCTTACCAGTATTGGTTCCCGTATCGGTCGTTCCTACATATGTAACTTCGATCTGGGTATCTGCCGGAAGTGCTTCAATAATAACGGCATTAGTATCATCTTGGGCATTCCAAGTCTCAGTAGCTGCCGTACCATCAGTGACTTCCAATTGACCATAATAGTTAGCATCGGTACTTGTACCGACTAAAACTTTTCCAGTCACCTGATCACCATTGAAGACTTCAGTTATATGCAGACCAATATCTTTTAGCATACCCTGCTTCCCCTTGGGTCCCTTAAAGCTCCAAGCGGTAGGTGTGCCATCCCCAAAATCACCCTCTGTAGAATTAGTGAAAACAAGGGGTATAGGTTGTGAATAACTCATAATATACCTCCTATCCTGCACTGTCCCAAAGCAATATTCTACTCTGGGCTGCTTGTGTGTGTGTAATACCGAAGCCACCTAGATAGTACCAGGCAATTCCGCGATCACGCCCATAGTCACCAGGGATTTTACCCCTAATTTCTTCAGGCACAGCAACCGCTTCCGCTACAGTATCCTCGCCAAAGAAGAACGCCCATCCTGACAGACTATTCGTCCAAGCAGCAGTGGTATAAGTACCAATACTAGTCTTAGACTTATGCGTCTGTTCGACAAAACGACATCCTTCATACCGGCCAATTTCGCCATTCATAATCATCCGAAATCCTTGATCAACATACTGCTTGATAGATTCTAGATCATTCTTTAATGGGCGATAAGTTGAAGGCCATGCAATTGAGTAATAGTCGTCGCCAGTATAGGCGGGTATATTACGCTCTTTCATGGTATCGATAATCAACTTAACCACTTCATTACCTAACGCTACGTCATTTGTTTCAGTAGCTGTGCCATCAGTGGTAATAGTAACACTAGTAGTATCCGTAGCTACGGCACGCAATGCACATGAATTGAATTGCGTTGCAGCTAAATTATCGAAAGCCTTCTTGGCATCGGTCTTCAATACCTTCCGAATTACTTCGGCCACAGGTTGCTCAGAAAGGTCATCTAATTTACCAGTCCACGGTACGCTGTTACCAGCTTCCGTAATAGTCATAGTGCCCTGAGCAATAGTGAACGAGGTTTCCGGTAGAGTATTGGTCTCAGTAAGTGTAGTACCTTGAGTACCAACATCACTGAACACGTTCCAATGGAATGTATCACCACGATGTAACCCTTGATGGGCCGCATCTTTGACATCGCAGAATTGTCTGAATTTGACAATAGGCTGCACTGCCATTCTTAGCTGACGGCTAAGATTTAGTGCATACATATAACCACCGGAGGTGTTAACTGACCATACTTGTCCAGCCATTTTACATACCTCCTTTAGAAGTTATAATACTTGACCACGTGCTTCTTTCATTTCCTGTATAATGTCAGTGGGGTTAGTTGAAAAACTTTCCTCATCTGTCATAACAGAAGTAGCACTGGCCGCTTTGGGC